ATCGAGGCGGTGATGGTGCGGAAACTGAACGAGGAATTGGCGGCGAGTGGCGGCCCGGGTGTCAGGCCGTGATCTTCCCGATCAGGGTGACGCCGGGCAGTCCCTCGAAATGCGCGTCGCAGGTCAGGAGCGTCGCACCCTGCGCGCGGGCCGTTGCGAAGACGATGGCGTCGGCCGTGGCGAGCTTATGCTCGCGGCAGGCCTCCGCCGCCGCCAGCGCGATCTCGGTGTCGAGCGGAACGACATGGCAGACCTGCGTGAAGGCGATGACCTGATCGGCCTTGTCCTCGCCGACCTCGCGGGTCAGCCATTTCGCCAGCTCCAGCTGAACCATGGTCGGGACCAGCCATTCGGCCTGTTCGGGCAACTGCCCGGACAGCGTCTCGCCGGTCGGCGAGCCAATCAGCCATTCGATCCAGGCCGACGTGTCGACAAGGATCATCAGACCCGATCCGTCCGGTCGCGATAATCGGTGGCGGTGGCCCCGCGCGCGAGACCTTTCAGCGTCTCCCGCTTCGGCACCGGCACAAGCAGGACGCCCGTGCCTTTCGGGATGAAGGCAAAGGTCAGCCCGGCCTCCCAGTGCTGGGCGGCCCGGATCGCCTTGGGAATCGAGATCTGGAACTTCGAGGACAGGGTCGCGGTCTTGGCCATGGTCATACCCTCACTTGATCGATGGCATAAACGTAAGACGCCCATGCGGCGAAAGCAAGGAGTCTGACCGATGGCCGAGAAACGCGTCAGCGTCCGCCTCGCGGCCGTGGGCGGACGGCAGGTGCGCGCCGAACTCGAAGGCGTGGGTGAAGCCGGATCGCGCGGCTTCGGACGGCTGAGCCGCGAGATGGAGGCGGCCAATGCCCGGCTCGCGGCCTTCTCGCGCCGGGTGCGCGTCGCGGCAGCGGCAGCGGTCGCAGCCGCCACCGCGGCGGGCGTCGCCATGGTCCGCTCAGGCCTGCAGACCGTCGATGCGCAGGCCAAGCTCGCGCAGTCGCTCGGCACCACCGTCGCCTCGATCCAGACGCTGGAGCGCGCGGGCGAGCTGGCGGGCGTCTCGATGTCCGGCATCGAGCAGGCCACCAAGGATCTGACGCGGCGGCTGAGCCAGGCGGCCGCCGGGACCGGCCCCGCCGCCGACGCGCTGGACCGGCTGGGGCTCTCGGCCAATGAACTGATCGCCCTGCCGCTGGACCAGCGGGTCGGCGCCATCAACGCCGCCATCGAGAGCTTCGTGCCTGCCGCCGAGCGCGCCGCCGTGGCGGGCCAGCTCTTCGGCGAGGAAGGCTCCATCGCCATGTCGCGGATCGACACCGCGACGCTGCGCCAGGCGACGGAGGACGTCCTTGCCTTCGGGGTCGTGGTCTCGGCTAGGCAAGCCGATCAGATCGAGCGGACGAACGATGCCATCTCCCGGCTCGGGCTGATCTGGCGCGGGCTCTCGAACCAGCTCGCCGTCGCCGCAGCGCCTGCGCTGGAAGTCGTCGCGGATGCCATGGCGGCGGTCGCCAACCGCACCGGTCCGCTTGGCATCGCGATCCGGGGTCTCTTCGACAACATCGGCCGCCTGACGACCTACGCGGCCACCTTCGCCGCCTTTCTCGCCGGTCGCTGGGTCGCGGGCATGGCCGCCGCGGCGCTCTCGGTGCGCGGCCTCGCCACGGCGCTCGTCCTCCTGCGCGGGGCACTGATCCGCACCGGCATCGGCTTGGCTGTAGTCGGCGCGGGCGAACTCGTCTACCAATTCACCCGTCTCGTGTCCGGTGCGGGTGGGTTCGGCGAGGCGATGTCGCTGCTGAAGGACCTCGCGGTCGAGGTCTGGGAGCGGATCCGCATGGGCGCGGCTGCGGCGGGCGCGGCCGCCACGGCGATGTTCTTCGACCTGAAGGCCGACGCGGCCTCCGGGATGCAAAGCGCCATCGAGAGCGTGGTGGCCTTCGGCAACACTGCCGCGAACACGTTCGAGGGCGCCTTTGAGGCGATCAAGGCGATCTGGGGCCTGCTGCCCGCCGCCATCGGCGATCTGGCGTTCCAGGCGGCCAACAGCCTGGTCGACGGCGTCGAGGCGATGCTGAACGGCGTGGTCTCGCGCATCAACGGTTTCATCGGCGGCATCAACCAGGGGCTCGAAGCCCTCGGTTCGGAGCGGCGCATCTCGCTGGTGCCCGACCTCGACCTCGGTGAGATCGAGAACCGTTTCGAAGGGGCGGCGACGGCCGCAACGACTGCCGCGCAGACGGCGTTCGACCGCGCCTTCGAGGACAACCCGCTCACCGCGCCCGATCTCGGATTCACGGAGGCGTCAAACCGGGCGCTCGAATCCGCGAACCTCTATCGCGGCACCGCGCGTGATCTGGCCGAAGGGGCCCGCGCGCCGCTGGAAAGCTGGCAGGCGCTGCGCGATGCGGTGCGCGGCACCGACGAGGCGAGCGCGGATGCGCTGACCGAGGCCACCGGTGCAGCCGAGCGGCTGGAGACGGCGCTCGGCGATGCCGGGCGCGCTGCAACAGATGCAGGCGCGGCGACCGGAGCTGCTGCCGCTTCAGCGGAGCCCGCGACCGAGGCAGCCGTCACAGGCTGGCAGGCGGTCACGGCGGCGCTGTCGGATTACGCCAGCAAGGCGCGCGAGATCGGCGGCGATATCGGCCAGAGCCTCGTCGGCGCCTTCCAGTCGGCCGAGAACGCGGTGGGGCAGTTCGTGAGGACCGGCAAGCTGAACTTCCGCGACCTCGTCACCTCGCTGCTGGCCGATCTCGCCCAGCTCGCGGCGCGCCGGTTCATCCTCGGGCCGATCGCGAACGCGCTCTCCGGCGTGTTCTCCGGCGCGGGCGGCATATTCGCCAACGTCCTGCATGCGGGCGGGATGGTGGGGTCCGCGGGGCCCTCGCGCATGGTCCCGGCCATGGCCTTCGCCGCCGCGCCCCGGATGCATGGCGGCGGCATGGCTGGACTTCGCCACGATGAGGTGCCCGCGATCCTGCAGCGCGGCGAGCGCGTGCTGTCACGTCGTGAGGCGCAAGGCTACGGCGCAGGCGGCGGGGTCAACGTCACGATCATGGCTCGCGATGCCGAGAGCTTCCGGCAATCGAGGACGCAAGTGGCCGCCGACATCGCCCGCGCGGTCTCACTCGGGCGCAGGGGCATGTGAGCCATGGCCTTCCACGAGGTGCGCTTCCCCGACACGATCAGCCGCGGCGCGCGGGGCGGGCCGGAGCGGCGCACGCAAGTGGTCGAGCTGGCCTCGGGCGACGAGGAGCGTAACGCCAGCTGGGCCAACTCGCGCCGCCGCTACGACGTGGCCTACGGCATCCGCCGTGCCGACGATCTGGCCGCCGTCGTTGCCTTCTTCGAGGCGCGCAATGGTCGGCTCCACGGCTTCCGCTTCAAGGATTGGGGCGATTACAAATCCAGCCTGCCCTCGCAGCCGGTCGCCCCGACCGATCAACCCATCGGCACCGGCGACGGGGCGGTCACCACCTTCGCGCTGCTCAAGCACTACACCTCCGGCGCGCAGAGCTGGACCCGCGCCATTGCCAAGCCCGTGCCAGGCAGCATCCGCCTGGCCCTGAACGGGGTCGAGCAGATGACAGGCTGGACGGTCGACACGACCACGGGCGTCGTGAGTTTCGACGCCGCCCCGCCAGCGGGCACCTCTGTCACCGCAGGCTTTGCCTTCGACGTGCCGGTCCGGTTCGACACCGACGCGCTCGACGTCACCCTCGATCTGGAACGGCTCGGTTCGATCACCTCCATCCCGATGCTGGAGATCCGCAGATGAACGACGAGACCGGCTTTCTGGCCGCCGTGCTGCGCGAGCTTTCCGCCTCGACGGCCGTGATCCTGGCCGCGTGGGGCGCGCTCGGCGGGACCACCAATGCGCTGACCACGCGGATGCGCCTGCGCGACGCCCTGCGCCACATCCTCTTGGGCGGGCTGATCGCCGCCGGGATGGGGAGTCTCTCCATGGCCGTCATCACCAGCTGGCTCGGCTTGCGCCCCGAGGCGATCCCGGCGGGCGGAGCCGCGGGGTCCGCCGCCTATCTCGTCGGCGTCTTCGGTCCTGCCGTGATCGAGCTGGTGCTGGCGCGGCTGCGCCCCGCGAAGGGAGGCGACGGCGATGAATGAGCTTCTCCGCCTCGCGCGCGCTCTGCGCTGCGATCCCGCCAATTCCTGGCAGGCTTTCGCCCACCGACTGCGCGTCGGCCTGATGGTCGCCGCGCTGATCCTGATCCTCTCGCTTCTGGAGTAATCCCATGCAGATGACAGAGCGGGGTCTCATGGCCCTGGCCCGGCACGAGGGGCTTGTGCCCGCGCCTTATCGCGATTCCACCGGCACCTGGACTTTTGGCATCGGCCACACGGCGGCGGCCGGGCCGCCCGATCCGGTGGAGATGCCGCGCGGCATGCCCGCCGATCCGGACGATGGCATCCGCGCAGCGTTCCGGGTGTTTCGCAGCGATCTGGCTGCTTACGAGGCCGCCGTCCTGCGCGCCGTGACCGTGCCTCTCAAACCGCACGAGGTCGATGCGCTGGTCTCTTTCCACTACAACACCGGCGGCATCGCCCGCGCGGCTCTGACCCGGCACCTGAACGCCGGCGACCGCGAGGCTGCAGCTCAGGCATTTATGAACTGGCGGCGGCCGGCCGAGATCATCCCCCGGCGCGAGGCAGAGCGGGATCTCTTCCGCCATGGCCGCTATCCCGGCGGTACGATCCCGGTCTGGTCCGTGGACCGCGCGGGCCGCGTGGACTTCTCGCGGCCGATCCGGCGGCTGGCAGAGAGCGAAGCTCTGGCGCTCCTGCAACCCGCCAAGCCCGATGCCCCAGTCACCCCCACGCCGACCGGCTGGCTCGCCTGGCTGGCCGTCTTCTTCGCCACCCTGATCCGGAGGGCCTGATCCCCATGCGCTACGTTCGTCCCAACTCCTTGACCTGGTGGGCAGGGCTTCTCGCTCTGCTGACCGGCATCGCGTCCATCGCGCTGCCCGCCACCGGGCCGCTGGGGGAACTGTCCCGGCTCGTCGCGCTGCTCGCCGGCTCTGGCGATGCCTCGCCTGCGGGGCTGATGTTCCTCGGTCTCGGCCTGATCGGTCTGCGCGACCGGATCGAGCGCGGGTTCCGCGGCGATGCTTGAGTTCCTCGCAGGCTTGGTCATGGGCGGCTGCCTCGGCGTCTTCGTCGCCGCCCTCTGCGTCGCCGCCGCACGCGGGGAGCGCGACGATGGCTGAGTTCCTGATCTGGCTGATCGCGGCTCTGGGCGCGGTCGGGGGCGTCGTCCTCGGACGGGTCTGGGGACGCGCGGAAGGAAAGCACACAGGCAAACGGGAGGCGGAACGCGATGCGATGGAAGACAGGAACGAGCGCGTCGAACGCGGGCGCGACGCGGTTCGCGATGGCCGCGGCGCTGGCGATCCTGCTGACCGGCTGCGCCGCAACGATGGGGACTGGTGACGCGGGCTGCGCCTCCTATGCCGAGGCGAGGCTCGCCCGGCCGGCTGCCGAGACCGTCGCGGAGGTTCCGCCGGACTGGGCGGACTGGATCGCCGATCTCGACGACCGCATGACGGGAACCTGCCGATGAAATCCCTCTCGACCGCCCTGCAGGCCCATCTCGACGAGGGGACGACTACTCTCGCCTGGTGCTGGCGGATCGCCCGCGCCGACGGCGTGAGCTTCGGCTTCACCGATCACGACCGGACGCTCAGATTCGATGGCACCGACTTCGAGCCCGAGAGCGGGCTCACCGCGTCAGAGGTCCGTTCCGGCTCGGACCTCTCGGTCGATGCGCAGGACGCGGAAGGCGTGCTGACCTCCGACCGGATCACCGAGACCGACATCCGCGACGGCCGCTGGGACAACGCCGAGGTCGAGGTCTGGCGGGTGAACTGGGCCGACACTGGCCAGCGCGTGCTGATGCGGCGCGGCGCCATCGGCCAGATCCGGCGCGGGCGGCTCGCCTTCGTCGCCGAGGTCCGCTCACTCGCCCATGTCCTTGGCCAGACGGTCGGGCGAACCTTCCAGGCGACCTGTGACGCCGCGCTGGGGGATGCGCGCTGCGGCGTCGATTTGGAGGACCCCGCCTTCAAGGGCACGGGCGCCGTCATCGATCTTCTACGTGACCGCGCCTTCACCGCCTCGGGCCTCGGCGGCTTCGCCTCCGGCTGGTTCACCTTCGGCACGCTCGAATGGACCAGCGGCGCAAACGCGGGGCGGCGCACCGAAGTGTTGGGCCATGACGTCACGGATGGCATCGCCGTGCTGACCCTGCTCGAAGCGCCGGTGCGCGCGATCGCCGAGGGTGACGGCTTCACCATCCGTGCGGGTTGCGACAAGCGCATGGATACCTGTGGCGCGAAGTTCGCCAACACCGCCAACTTCCGCGGCTTCCCGCATATCCCCGGCCAGGATGCCGTACTGCGTTACGCCACCAAGGACGGCGGGCACGAGGGGTCCGTGCTATGATGAATAAGCGCCCGGTGGCGCGGCTGTTCCTATGGTACTTCGCTCGTCAAGGCCAACTACGTCGGATCCATTCGCGCAGCCAAATCTCCCCATCGGACAGCTCAACACAGCCAGCCAGGGTCAGATCGTCAATTATGTTTGCAAAGGTCGCAGGACTGGTCCGATTCATGTCGAATTGGGCAAGCGCTTCGTTCGTCAGTTCCCGAGCTTTCTCTTCGGATATCCGCTTTCTGCCGTCGTGGTTGTTCCACATCGTCAGCATCGCGGTGGCATGTTGTGGGCCTAACTCAACCTGCGAGGTCGAATAGAGGTCCTTCCAGATCACCAAAGCCCCGAGAATGATAAGCCATGGGCTTGTCGCCGCTCCTGCTCCGGTAAGTGCTATCCCGGGCAAGGATCCAATTAGCTTCCTCCAGTTAAGCGTTACGTTGCCGGGCTTGATGCTGACTCCGCCTTTGCGACCGCCATCGAAGACGCGAATGTAATCTATCCGACGTTCTACCTCTGGAATTTCGGGAGGTCTGAAGTGGCAGAAAGCTGCAATCAAGGCGTCCTTCGCCGCGATGGGCAGAGTTTCGCGATCGCCGATACCAGCGTCGATCTTTTCCACAAAGCCCTCGTGCCTCTCACCCGCCATCTGCAACCGCTCCTCGAAAAGAAAGTCTCAAAATAGCCTCATGCTGACTGTGACCAACATAGCCAACGGCTCAACTGCCGAGAAGAACAAACAAATCGTATCCGTTTCGCGGTCCTGGCTCGGCACGCCGTATCACGATCAGGCCAGCCTCCGAGGCGTCGGTTGCGATTGCCTCGGGCTGGCGCGGGGCGTCTGGCGCGAAGTCGCCGGTCCCGAGCCGTTCCCGATCCCGCCCTACAGCCGCGACTGGGGCGAGACCGGGCCGCGCGAGGTGCTGGCCGAGGGCGCGCGGCGCATGATGATCGAGGTGTCGCCCGCCGAGGCTGGTCCCGGCGCGCTGGTCCTCTTCCGCATGAAACCGCGCGCCATCGCCAAGCATGTCGGGATCCTTACAGGCCCCGCCACCTTCCTCCATGCCTACGAGCGGCTCGGCGTGATCGAGGAACCGCTCACCCCATCCTGGCGGCGGCGCATCGCCTTCGCTTTCCTGTTCCCACATCGCTGAGACCTCGACATGGCCACCCTCGTTCTCGGTGCCGCAGGCGCCGCCATTGGCGGTTCGATCGGCGGCGCGATCCTCGGCGTGAGCGCCGCGACCATCGGCGGCTTCATCGGCTCCACCATCGGCTCGGTCGTCGACAGCTGGATCATCTCGTCGCTGGCGCCCACCCAGCGCATCGAGGGCGCGCGGCTCGACACGCTGCGCATCACCTCGGCCACCGAAGGCGTGGTCATCCCGCGGCTCTATGGGCGCATGCGGATGGGCGGCAACATCATCTGGGCGACCGATTTCCGCGAAGAGACGAAGACCACCACGCAGGGTGGCGGCAAGGGCGGCGGAGGCGGCAAGGTCAAGACCACCGAGTATCTCTACTATGCCAGCTTCGCCGTGGCGCTCTGCGAAGGCCCGATCACCGGCATCGGCCGCATCTGGGCGGACGGCAAGCCGATGGACCTCTCCGGCGTCACCTGGCGCTGGTATCCGGGCGACGAGGCGCAGACGGCCGATCCGTTCATCGCGGCGAAGATGGGCGCGGCGAACACGCCCGCCTATCGCGGCACGGCCTATGTGGTCTTCGAGGAACTGGCGCTCTCGACCTACGGCAACCGCCTGCCGCAGCTTTCCTTCGAGGTATTCCGGCCGCTGGCCGACCCCGACACCGCCGAGGGGCTGACCCGCGCCGTCACCATGATCCCCGCCTCGGGCGAGTTCACCTATGCCACGCAGGCCATCCGCAAGACCGATGGCGGCGCGACGCAGGCGGAGAACCTGAACGCGCTGCCGGACGCGACCGACATGGTGGTCGCGCTCGACCGGCTGCAGGCGATGGCCCCGGCGGTCGAAAGCGTCAGTCTCGTGGTGGCGTGGTTCGGCGACGATCTGCGGGCGGGATCGTGCAAGGTGCGCCCGGGCGTCGAGGTGTCGGCCAAGTCGACGACGCCGGTCAGCTGGTCGGTCAACGGCGTCAGCCGCGCCAGCGCCTTCTTGGTCAGCCGGGATGCAGAGGACCGTCCCGTCTACGGCGGCACGCCGTCCGACTTCGCGGTGGTGCAGGCGATCCTTGAGATGAAGGCCCGCGGGCTGCGGGTCACCTTCTATCCGTTCATCCTGATGGACGTGCCGCCCGGCAACACCCTGCCGAACCCGTATTCCGACAACGCCGCCGAGACCGGCCAGCCCGCGTTCCCCTGGCGCGGCCGGATCACCTGTTCGCCTGCAGCGGGGTTTGCAGGGACCGTGGACAAGACCGCGACGGCGGCAAACCAGGTCGCGGCGCTGTTCGGCGCGGCGACAACCGCCAGCTTCAGCGTCTCCGGCCAGACGGTTTCGTGGACAGGCACGCCCGGCGACTGGGGCCTGCGCCGCATGGTGCTGCACTACGCCCATCTCTGCGCGGCGGCGGGCGGTGTCGATGCGTTCCTGATCGGGACCGAGATGCCGGGGCTGACCACGATCCGCTCGGGCGCCAGCACCTATCCGGCGGTGCAGGCCTATCGGGACCTGTCCGCGGATGTGCGGTCGATTCTCGGGTCCGGCACCAGGATCGGCTATGCGGCCGACTGGTCGGAATACTTCGGGCACCAGCCGGGCGACGGCTCGGGCGACGTGTACTTCCACCTCGATCCGCTCTGGGCCGATCCCGAGATCGATTTCGTCGGCATCGACAACTACATGCCGCTCTCCGACTGGCGCGACGGTTTCGAGCATCTCGACGCGGCCGAGGGCTGGCCCGCGATCTACGACCGCGCCTACCTGCAGGGGAACATCGCGGGCGGGGAAGGCTTCGACTGGTTCTACGCCAGCGCTGCAGACCGCTCAGCGCAGGCCCGCACCGCGATCAGCGATGGCGCCGCCAGCAAGCCATGGGTCTTCCGCTACAAGGATCTGCGCGCCTGGTGGTCGACCCCGCATTACAACCGCCCGGGCGGGGTCGAGAGCGCGACACCGACGGCGTGGGCTCCGCAGTCCAAGCCCATCTGGTTCACCGAGCTCGGCTGTCCCGCCATCGACCGGGGCACCAACCAGCCAAACGTCTTCTTCGACCCGAAGTCGTCGGAGAGCTTCACGCCGCATTTCTCGCGGGGCTGGCGGGATGACGCGATCCAGCGCGCCTATCTCGAGGCGACGTATCTCTGGTGGGGCGATGCCGCGAACAACCCGCTGTCCTCGGTCTACGGCGGCCGGATGGTTCATGTGCCCGAATGCGCCGCCTGGACCTGGGACGCGCGGCCCTATCCGTTCTTCCCGGCGCTGACCGACGTCTGGACGGACGGCGCGAACTGGCGGCTCGGGCACTGGCTGACCGGGCGGCTCGGCGCGGTGTCGCTGGCCGCGCTCGTGCGGCACCTCTGCCTGCGCGCCGGGCTGCCCGAGTATCGCATCGACGTCACCGGCCTCTGGGGCGCGGTCGAGGGCTACGCCATCACCGCGCTCGAAAGCCCGCGCGCCTCGATCACCACGCTGTCGCGGCATTTCGGCTTCGACGCGGTGGAGACCGAGGGGGTGATCCGGTTCGTCATGCGCGGGCGGGCCTCCGTCGCCACCCTCGCACCCGACGATCTGGTCGCCCCTCGTGAGGGCGACGTGCTGGAACTGACGCGGGGCCAGGAGACGGAACTGCCGCAGGCCCTGAAATGGCAGGTAGCGCGGGCCGACGAGGACTACGACGCGGCCCTCGTCGAGGCGCGCCGCATCACCGTGGACACGACCCGGATCGCCTCCGAGTCCTTCCCGATGGCCGTTCCGCCCGAGGAGGCCGAGCGCCGCTGCCGACGCGCGCTGATGGAGGCGTGGGTGGGCCGCGAGACGGCGGCGTTCCGTCTGCCGCCCTCACGGCTCGCGCTCGATCCGGCCGACGCGATCCGGCTGGAGCATGACGGGCGGCTGGTCGATCTGCGGCTGGTCTCCATCGCCGACGCCGAGGCGCGCGGCATCGAGGCCGTTCGCCAGGATCGCGCGACCTATGATCTGCCGCCCGGCGATCCCCGCGCGGCCTCGCTGACGCGGGCGGTCGTGTTCGGCGCGCCGGATGCGGTGCTGATAGACCTGCCGCAGCTGACCGAGGACCAGCCCGCGCACCGGCCGCTGGTCGCTGCGCACGCGGTTCCCTGGCCGGGGGAGATCGCGGTGTTCCGCAGCCCCTCGACCGATGGCTTCGAGTTGCTGACCATTTTCGGCAGCCGCGCCCGGATTGGCGCGCTGGTCTCGGACTTCTTCGCGGGGCCGACGTCGCGCTTCGACCACGGCAATGCGCTGGTGGTCGATCTGCTGACCGGCACGCTGGAGAGCGTCACCGACCTGACGCTGTTCGGTGGGGCGAACGCGCTGGCTATCGAGAACGCGCCCGGCGTCTGGGAGATCGTGCAGGCGGGCGCGGCGGAACTGATCGCCGAGGGCCGGTACCGGCTGACCCGCTTGCTGCGCGGTCAGCGCGGCACCGAGGGCGCGATGGGCAACCCGGCTCCGGCAGGCGCGCGGGTGGTGTTGCTCGAGGACAGCCTCGCCTCACTGCCCATCGCCGAGGCCGATCTCGGGATCCCGTGGAACTGGCGCGTCGGCCCCGCGAGCCGTCCGGTCAGCGACGAGACCTATGTGGCGCAGACTTTCACGCCTGAGGGCGTCGGGCTGCGGCCGTTCTCGGTCGCCCATGTCGAGCAGCCTTGGCGCAGGCCGCGCTCGCCCGGCAATCTCACCATTCGCTGGACGCGCCGGTCCCGCGCGCTCGCGGCCGACAGCTGGAGCGGGCTCGAGGTGCCGCTCGCCGAAGAACTGGAGGCCTACGAGGTCGAGATCCTCGACGGCACAGCCGTGAAGCGGGTGCTGAGCGTGTCCACGACCAGTGCCGCTTACACCGCCGCTCAGCAGACCGCCGACTGGCGCGCGCCACTCGGCCCTGGCGAAAGCCTCACGATCCGCATCTTCCAGCTTTCCGCCCTCGTCGGGCGGGGCGCGCCGAAAACCGTCACGCTGACCTTGTGAGGACCCCATGTCCGACGCCACGACCCATCTGCTGCTGCCCTACATCCTGGCGGCGCAGGCCCAGAAGCACGTCACCCACAACGAAGCGCTGCGGATCCTCGACGGGCTCGTCCAGCTCTCGGTCCTAGACCGCGATCTGACAGCGCCGCCCGGCAGCCCCGCGGATGGCGACCGCTACATCGTCGGCGCTGGCGCGACGGGCGACTGGGCTGGCTGGGACCTGAACGTTGCGCTCTGGACCGATGGCGCCTGGCTGCGCCTTCCACCACGAACAGGCTGGCGTGCTTGGGTCGAGGACGAAGGCCTGCTCCTGGTCTATGACGGCGCGAGCTGGATCGGGACCACACCAGCGGCGCTGCAGAACATGGCGCTCCTGGGGCTCGGCACGACAGCGGACGCCTCGAACCCGTTCTCAGCCAAGCTGAACGCCGCGCTCTGGACCGCGAAGACCGTGGCCGAGGGTGGGACGGGCGATCTCTTCTACACCATGAACAAGGAGGCTGCGGGCGACGATCTCGGGCTGACCCTGCAGACCGGCTTCGTGACCAAGGCGCTGGTCGGGCTGTTCGGTTCCGACCGCTTCCGCCTCGCAGTCTCGGCCGACGGCAGCACCTTCTTCGACGGGCTCAGCGTCGACAACGCGAGCGGCATCGTCGATCAGCCCCGGCTGCCCCGCTTCAAGGCGTACACGAACTACGACAACTATGTCGGCGTCGGAACCTGGACCAAGATTGGCCTCAACAACACCGACACCAACGATCAGGGCGCGTTCGACGCCGCGAACAACCACTTCGTGGCACCAGTCGACGGCACCTACCTCTTCGGCGCGACGCTGCTCTACAAGATCAACGCCAGCGCCACGGCGCGGATGCGCGGGCGGCTGGTGCTGAACGGCACCACCGAAATCCGCGGCTCCCTCGGCGAAATCTCCGCCACCCACGTCTCGCTCGCCACCGCGATCTGGCTGCAGACAATGGTGCCCCTCACCGCAGGCGACACCGTCGAGCTGCAGGGGTATTTCCGGGTCGCGGACGGCTACTTCGCGGCCGACCACACGTCCTTCTGGGGCTGCAAGATCGGCTGA